GCAGGCGCTTCACGGACTATTTGTACCTGTTCAACGGGATCTGCCATGATTTATCAGCCTCGCGCTGCGTTTTTTTCCAGACGATGCATCAGGGAATACATCTTCCTTGCGCCTTCGCGCCGGTCACCCCCGCCAGCGCCGCGAACGGCCTTGGCGGTCATGACAAACTCTCCATCTGAGAGCATGGCAGGGATACTGTCAGAGGTCTCGGTCCCTGGCCCGCTTACTTGACCCGTGCGGCGAGGATAACCGCCCTTGGCCAGACCTGCAATCCCGCCTTGCGCCAGCGCAGTAGGAGGCGCTGGCGGTTTCATGACATTGCCATACATGGATGCCGTGTTGTACGGCTGGGGGACCAAATACTGCAGAGGGCTAATTTTCCCGGCTGCAAACGGGTCAGTAAGCCCCAAAACAGGAGAGCCAAGCACCGAAGGTGTGGCCTTGATTGGGGTTCCCTTAACTGATTCGGCGTAGTTGCTAAACCCCGGGGCCAGATTCCAGCCGGGAGAAAGAGTAGAACCGCCCGGCTTTGACAACAAATCAATCGCTTGCTGCAGGCTGTCAATTCGAGCCATTAGAGAAGCCATGTCCCCCTGTGGCTTGCCGGTGTAGATGTCATACGCCGATTGAATAGTTGGCTGCGTAACCCCCAACTTAGTCAAGTAATCAATTGCGGTTTGCTGATTAGCAGAAATATCGCCGCCGCTCATGTCGGCATACTGCTGATACGCCGCAGCAATTTGCAGCGGCGTACTGCCCGAACTCAAAAGCTCGTATAGATACTTCGGGGCCGCCGCAGGCGCAGATACGGGAGCTGCCGCAGGCGCAGAAGCTGCCGATTTATAGGTTTGGTACGCCGATTCAACTGTCGGGGAACTGACGCCCAATCTGGAAAGGTAATCTTGGGCCGCTTGCCGCGTCTCGGCCGTGTCCGCACCACCAGCGGATCCCACATATTCCTGGTATGCGGCAGCAATCTGGGCCGGGGTGCTGTTTGCAGTCAGAGAAGCATACAACGGGTCACCCCCGCTTGCCATCCGAGCCGGTTGGGGCATTAAAGATGCCAATCCATAATTGGGCATAGGGATACTCCTGGGGAGGTTGTATTCAGTAAAGGCACCCGCTGATTCGGGTGTCCAGGGCTTCCAATCAACAATCTGGCCTTTGTCGTTGTACACCGCGCCAAACCGCTCAAACCCTTTTGGCGTAAACATGCCAGGATTTTCATCCAGCATTTTTTGTTCTTTTGCCAAACGCTCTTTCATCTCTTTGGCTGCGGGGCTTGACTCCAGCGGCTTGGCCTTAAACCCCCCTGCCATGCCCAAAGCACCAATGCCCGCTGCAGTCAACGGACCATACGTAGACAACATGCCGGGCATCGCAGCCTTGTAGGCTGTTTGATACGCTGCCTCAAGCATTGCCGGAGTGGCGGTAGGAACTCGCGCCTTCAGCGCCTCCATGGCCTTGGCCCCCGCTTCCTGAGCCTGGGGGATCGCCTGCTCCTGAATGCCGCTAGGCATGATGTTCTTGGAAATCCAGTCCTTGGCGGTATCTAGGTAGGACGCAGGTTTTGCCGCTTCCGGCGGAGCAACCGTTGGGGCCGTAATGTTTGGGGCGGAAGCTGGCAGGGCTGCCCGCCGATCAATCGCCGGGGTGTTGGCCATTCGCTCCTGCTGATCAGGCTGGGAAATGAACTCTCCCATCCGATCCCCCCCGGGGGCAGCCTGTGCCACAGGAGCGACCGAGGCGGGGGGCATTTGAGCGGCAGGCTGCGCAGCTACTTCAGCAGCAGTCGCAGCCAACGGTCCACGGGCCATGGTGCCCATGTCCTCTACGGGGGCCGGGGCCTGTGCTTGCGGGCTAACCATTTTCGTGCCGACTGCCATAGCCGAGGACATCAGGCCCGTCTTCACCGCATCACTAAACTTCTGGCCGGTCAGAAGCGCCGCCCCAGTTCCCAACAAGCCAGAGGTGGCAGCCTGAAGTGCCGTTCCCTCAAGCCCCATACGTGCTAGAGGAGCGCTGACAAACTCGCCAATTGGGCTGCTCGGGCCAGAGATATAAGAGAACGCTGCGGCCTTAAAAGCGTCTTTTAGATTGCCGCCTGCCAACAGCGTAGTGCCAGCAGAGGCCAGAGGAGCCGCCAGAGTAGCGCCAACTACCGGGCCGAGAACGGCAGTCAGGGCAATCGTGCCAACAACCTTGCCAATCGGATTGTTGAGGACCTTTTTGACCGCATTTTTAACGGACTTCCACGCCTTGGACAAAATGCCAAACTCAGGAAGCCCAGTCCTTGGGTTGATGACGCCAGAGCCACCGTGCTTGCGCAGGAGGCGGGCCTCCCGGGGCGTAATGTGCGCCAGCATGGTGTCCCCGTACCGGCCTTTGTTTGCTAGTGCTTGTGCAACACCTGCAATTCCGCCCTTGGCAAATCCCTGCGGGCCGGCAGAAGTCGAAGAACGCGACCGCTTGACCTCCAACAGGATGGACAACGCTACGGCCAGAAACTCAGGGTCATATTCCGGGGGGAAATCGTCTTCTTCAGCTTGGCGATCCGCGATTAACTGCGCCCGCAGTTCTTGATACTGCTCCGGGTTGTCGTGCATCTGCTGCACGATGTCAATCATTGCGTCCAGTTCTTCGTCGGAAAGCTCTTGGACATCTGCAGCAATTTGCTGCATCAACGAGCTTACATTTGCAGAAAGCTCCGGGCTTGTTTCCTGCAATGCAGACTTGGCCGCATCGTAAGAATCCTCAAGGGACAGCGTCGGCATGGCGGCCTGATCGGCCTCCGGCAGCGCCATAATCCCTGTTTGATCCATCGCCATACGATCCCCTTAAGCCCAAATCTGGGACAAAATTTTAGTCGGTCAAATCAATAAAGGAAAGCGCACCGATAGCGCTTCCAGTGCCAGACAAAACTCGCACGCCCAGGGTGAAGACGTCGCTTGTCCCCGTCAGGCTAACACCTATTTGCAGGTCAAAGTTGTACCCGCTGGCGGACAAAATAGACGTTCCGGCCTTGTTAGTGCCGCTGGTATACGAATGCTGCACAATCGTACCGCCACTCATTGCGGTAGCCGAGATGTCGTAGTCCACGTGATTAAACGTGGTCGTATCCCAACTTGCCGAAGTTAGCGTCGCGTTCTTGACCAGAACAATCTCGTAGTCCCCCGAAGTCGTGGGGAGGATCTGGAAATCCTGGGGCAGCACCACTGCCCCCAAAGAATCCGACGCCAGACGAATCGAAACAAGCGGCAAAAACGTCGTTCCAATTGACCCCAGCGCCGCTGTTCTCCTCGCTATTTGAGGGGCCACGGCCTGTTGATATCCGCCCTCTGAAACGACAGACGAGCAGATCTGCTTCATGCTTTGGCCCGCGCTCAGCGTATCCGTGGCCTTAATCTCGTACCGAACCGGCAAGATTGCCGTGGTCATGTACACGCCAGTAATCTCGTTGGCGTTGGTGAAGGTGTGGCAGACGATGTACTCGCCGTCAATAATGAATCCACACCGAACTGACCCTACGCCCAGCCACTCAAAATCCATCCACAAAATTTGGGCTTTGGACGAATCCAGGGTAAGCCCACTGGTCCCCGTTCCATCCAACTTGTCTCCGTTCCAGTCGGCTTGATCCACGGTCCGCGCATCACTCGGGGTACCAGTGATATTGCTTCTCAGAACAAACTGATTGGCCGTCCCAGTCTTCTGGAAGAACACGCCGTTGTCGGTATTAAAGTACCCAACCCTTTGGCGCAAGTTAGTCACCCCCGCAGCCATCTTAAAGGTAGCCAGTACCAGCAGTCCTTTTCCTGGCTGATAGGGCATTACGCGATACGTCTGCCGTACAACTTCCGACCCCGAAGTCGTCGTCACGCTCATCTCAACCGACGATTCATTGGACAGGTAACTTGTGCTGCCCCCCGAAGCAGTGGACTCAGAAAACTGATCGTCCTTGGCGTACCGGTTCTGGCTGTCAAACAGGGAATAGGGCTCGCTTACGCGAAGACGGCCAAAAGCATCCGCCCCGGTGCCGCCTGCCATGACTGGAAGAACGCTGGTGTTTGCCATAAGCTTTGCTAGAAGTCCGTCTAGTCGGTTGAAATACAGACGTAAGACGTTACTGAACGCCTCGTGATAGCGTGAGTCATATTGAGTTGGGGCCAGCGGCAGGTTGGGCGGCGGTACTCGATCAAGAGAATAGTCCGACGTAACGATAAAACCCATGCCTTACCTCCGGCCATCCGGGCGGATGTCGATACGTGGCGCACCAAGCTGCCACTGCGTACCTAGCTGGTTGGACTCCACCTTGATAATCATCTGCCTGCCACGAATTCGCGGGTAGATCTGCCCCGTGAATTCCTCTGTAATGACGTACGTTGCGCCTTTGTCCACGTTGCGAGAAGCGGTGGACGTAACGCCCGAACCAGAGTTGGTCAGGCCGTACAGGGTCATCGTCACCTGGGGAGTCGGGGTTGATTCGGATCCACCAAAAGTCAAGTCCGGCAACATGCGCCAGATAAATCCGTTCTGGTGACCATCCCCAATGTCAAACTCTGACGAAGAGATGTACGCGGTAATCGGCAGAGGAGTACCTGTTTCGTTGTTGTCTACGCCATTTTCATGGTCGACGATGTTGTAGTTGTAGGTCGCAGCAACCGGGTAATTACGCAGGCCTGCATCAAGCCATGCAGAACGGGCCATGGTCCCGTAATACCACGTGGACTCCAGATAGTTGAAGACCACGTACCGATCAATGTTTGAACTGTTGCTGGAACAATAAAACCACCAAACCTCGTTAAAGCCTTCGTTCAACCCGGCAAAGACTTGGGTACGTTGATTTGGGTTGAAGTCGCTAAACACATAACGGCGAAGATCGCAATTCAATGTTTGCACACGGCCGTCATAGGCGTAGAACTTGTCCACCCCCATCCAATACACAACGCCAGAGGCAATCGTCGCCGCGTTTGGGCCAGCAATTGAAATGTTGTCGCCAAGAAGCTGGGACCCCCACACAAACGGGGGGCCTTGGTATTGAAGAGAGTAGACCGAGCTGTCCGTGAAGACTACAAATTCTTGGCGAGCCTGAACAACAGAAACAATCTCGGAGCCGTGAGACAGGCGAAGACTGCCCGCCTGGTTAGTGGCCAGAGGCGTCCAGACAAATGGATTTTCCTGCGCTGACCAACGAATAAGCATCGGATCCTGGTCCGAAGATCCATAGTCATTGGTGCCAAATGCCAACACAAATCGAGAGGCATCCGAGATGGCGATGACGTTTTGGATAACTGGAGTATCCGTGTCCCCCAAGCTTGTGAGGGCAACTCCTCGGACGGTCAACCCGGTGGTGGCATCCCAATAGTAGATAGCCCCGCCCCGAGGACCAAAAATCAGATCCTCGCCAAAGTTGTAGGCCGTCCAAAGACGTAGCGATGTCAGTGATGCGCCGCCAATGCCCCACTCACCCTGCCCCCAGTTTCCTGCGCCCCAGCCGTTAAATGGAATCTGGACAGACGGACCAATATTGAGCTGATACTTAGCCGTTACTGCCGCTCCGCCTCCGGGGGAACCCGAAACGTCAGTGGCATTGGCCGTGGCAGCCACCGTGATGGTATAGGTGTCCAAACTGGTGACAGTAACCTCATACTCTGCATTAAGCACCGCTGCCGTAATGTTTCCACCGAGGCCCGTGGCACCGCTGAAAGTCACATAGTCACCGGTGATGCAGCCGTGGCCCACATCCACAACTGTGATGACGGAAGAATTAAGGGTCGCTGAGAACGGGTTGCCAGTTCCGGGGGGCTGCGCCCCCAGCATTGGATTAACGGTCTTACGTAACGGAGTGATGTCGTAGTATGCGCCGCCACGTTCAATGTAAAACTTGATGTTGGTGCCTACCGCAAGCAAGTTTTGCTTGCCTAACGTAATCCAGTTCCACAACCAGCGGGCAATTCCCTTGAAGACGTTTGACGAGATGCGCTGCCAGCCCCCAATTTTTTCAGGGTTACCCTGACGGAACCGGATCTTGTCGCACTCATACCAGCCGCCTTCGGTGGTATAGCGAGTGTTTTCCCGGTTCACACCAGGCTTGAACAGGACTTTTTGCAGCGGCATGGTCGTATTTTCCCGTCAGGACAAGAAAAGCGCAATCTCGGCTTCCCGCCTTTTTACCAGCCCCGGCAGCACTTTGCCGCCCCCCTTGGTCCAAGCCCTGAACGCATCGGCTGCCCCCTCCCAGTCATCCCGGTTGGCCCGCATCCTGATCTGGCTCCTCTGGAGGTTCCCTAGCCCTGCATTGAAGGCAAAACTGACCAGAGCGTCAAAAGCGCCTTGACGCCCAGATACACCGGGAACAAGTCGAAGAACACCACGTTCAAAAGTCTGTACGTCAGCACGGAATAGTTCGTCGATCTCGTTTTTCGTCCAAACACGGTTGTCCTCGGGGCGTAGGGGGTACTCATTCCTGACAACCCCGGTGTACTCACCCTTTCGGACCACCGGAAGTCGGATTTGGTCTTGGTAGAGGACGTGTCCATAGCCAATCGTCCAGATGTGGGCAGGGCAGAGGTAGGGCTTACTGCGAAAGCCCTCGTAGCGATGCATCAGGGCTTCGCCTTGTGGGCTGAGCTTCATTCTTCTTCGTCCATTAAATCAATGCTTTCTTGAATCAACTGCTGCTTTACAAGCTCAAGAACGCCGATTACGGTAGCCATGTACAAAGACTCATCGTACTTGTGGACAACCTCAAGGATATCGTTCACAAGGCCGTCAGCAAGTTTTCCTTGGCTCAGAATCATTTCCTATTCCACTGCCGTGAACCAAACCAGAACCCAATAATCCCGCCGAGCATCGCCATCTCGTCGTCCGAGAAGATCAGGCTGGAGTAGCGGATGATGTCGTCAATGGACTGGATCAGCCCTGCGTGGTTCCACAGGTACCACGCCATGAAGGCATTGATTGCCACCAGTTCAAACACACAGATGTAGGTGACGGTCGGGCGCACAGTACCGACATAGTTGGCGACCCAGCGGGATGCCTTCTCCAGCACCTTCTCGTCGTGTTTCAACGCTGCCTCGGTCATCCGGGCGTCCGTCTCCATCGCCACCTGCTCGGTACGAATCTCTTCCATCCGGGCCTGAGCCGCAAAGCCAGCCGCAGCCAGTTGCAGTTCCCGCTCGGTCTGTACCCGCATCAGGGCCAGTTC